TCGTTGGCCTCGTTGACAAACAAGATGTCGCGCTTGCGGCCCCTGACCTTTTGCGGTTGGTCGACTGAGATGAACTCCACCATGTTTCCGAAGAGGATGTAGGTGGCCTCTGACTTGTTGTGAAGGTTGACGTCGTACACCTCCTCCCGTTCGAGTATCTCGAAGAAGTCGCGCATGACCGAGGCGCGGATGGCCGGAAAGGTCTTGCGGGCAATTGTGATGACCGCCCCGGAGTTCTCGTTGCGGTGGCAGAGTTCGATGAGGGCCGTGAGGATGGAGTAGGTCTTGCCCGATCGCGTGCCTCCTTGGTGGACTTGGACCTTGGCCGTGGAGTTCTTGACGTGGTAGTATGTGGCGGGTTGCCTCAACTCACGGTCGAATCGTCAGACACGAACCATGACAACGGCTTCTTCTCGGCCACCTCAATCTCTTGTCTCTCGACATATCCGCGCCCCTTGCCTTTGGTCTTCATATAAAAGATGGTGGCGGCTGGGTTGCCTTGTGAGATGAGTTTGTGGAGGTGGTGTTCTGCAAAGTCCAACACTACCTCAGGCAGGTTGTCACACGCTGCCTTATATGCTGGGTCTTCTTTGAGCCAGTTGTAGTGAGTCTGCCTTGAGATGCCGCACGACTCACAAGCAAGTTTGACGATGCCCAACGCCTTCGTGAGGGCCTCGACCATGTTTGCCTTTTTTGGTTCTAAAGTGTCCAACCCTGTCAAGGTATCATCTTCTCGCAGTGCTTGCATTGCTTCAGTTCTTTTGGTTTGTCTTCGGGTTCGGGTTTGTCCCAGTCGATGGGCACCCCCCACTCTTGGAGTTGTTCTGGCTCGTGTGGGCCGTTTGCCAAGATGTCCATATCGAACTCTCCGTGATGGGCGTTGTCTTTGATCATGGCCCGCTCTTGTTCCTCTTCGGTCCAGTCGCACACGCTACAAGGGACCGCCTCCCACCCAAGCTCGATGCACGCGCGGAGTCTTTGGTTTCCGGCAAACACCACCATGTCAGGGTTGACCAAGAGAGGCCGCACCGTCATGAGCTTTGGGTCTTCGGCGATGGAGCGTTTGAGGTCTTCCATGTTCTGCCGTCGGATGTATCGCGGGTTATTCGGGTGAGTCCTGAGCTTGTTCGTCTCGATAAGTATCGGCGGCGTTAAGAACATTGCGTAGGGTTTCTCTGATGTGATAGTCTGACACGGCGAGGTTCAAAAGAATCTCCCACGAGTCTTGGTCTTTGTGGAACACTCCAAAGTTGGCGACGTCGGCCCCGGTGTCCTTTCGTGTGAAGACGAGGAAGTCGTCGCTCTCGTTGAGCATCCGTTTAACTTTGCGGAGGGTCATGCGTTCAAAAATTTCTTGTAGTCGGCCCGAAAGCGGCGGTCAATCTCAAGGAGTTCGTGAGCTCTCCGGACGCTATAGCACGAGGTCGTGTGGTTCGTTCGTTGGAGGGTCTTGGCGATCTCTTGAAACCTAAAACCGTTATCTCGAAGATACTTCGAAACAATGTGTCTGGTGTCGGCTACGTGGCCCCTGCGGTTTTGGGCGATGATGTCGCCCCACTCAAGGCCCAGCGCGGTCACCCCACGACGCGCCCGTTCGAGGACGAGGGTTTTGTCGTGGGAGTAGTCGTGGAGTTGTCCGACGTTGAGGTAGAAGTTGTCTGTTATTTTTTGCTCCATTCTTTCGCGCATATTGCCATACGTTGGCGTTCGTTGGGAAACTCGGTCTTCATGACCTCGTCGCTCATGCATCGGTTGAGGAACTCGGTCATCTTTTCGTCTTGGTCAGGTTTGGGTATCGGCATTGTGTACGAGGTCTTTGAGTTGTTGTAAAAGTTTCCGGTTGCATGAAGAACACCCGCTCGCCTTTTGTCCAGTCAGGAACCGCCGGGAGAGGTCGTTGAGCTCTTCGATTGTTTTGTCTTGGTTGGGGCGATCAAGGTATTCTCTGATTTGTTCTACCTCTTCCGGCTGGATGGTGGCGTGCCACTTATCAAGCGGGCACGAGGCGACCTTGAGTTTGGTTTTGGCGGGCATATAGCACCCACACAAGGGAGAGTCCGTGAACGCCTCCGTCACGAGGGGACCGCAACTCTTGGTCGTGGTCACGAAGTGCTCACATCCGAGGCAGGTGTCGTACCTCTCGGTCCTAGTTTTCACGTCTACGAATAACACGGCGGAGTTTCTTTTTGCTTTGTGAGATGGATTCGTACAAGACCGACACACCTATTCCCGACTGCCGGGCGAGTTCGGCCATGCTCCACCCGTCAAGATATAACTCTAAAACGGTTCTGTCAAACCACGAGAGATGGTTGGCCATGATCAACGCCTCTTCCTTTCTGATGGCCTCTTGGATGTCGTAGTTTGAAACGTGGGTGTAGTCGGGTGCGTCGGTGATTTTGTAGAGCTTCCGGAAGGTCCCCGTGGAAAGATTCCACATTGCGGTGTGGACATATCCCGGAAGGTTGTCCAAGATGTTCTTGTTCTTGCGTAGGGCCAGCACGCACGAGAGGTAGGTATGGTGCAAGAGGTCGAGGTTGTCACGATGCAACCGACGGGAGACCTCTACGAGCTCGTCGTAGTGCTCCGTGAACCATGCGTCAAAGTCCCTTCGTGCTTTTGAGTTCATCGACTTTGCGCTTGTAGTGGTGGAAGAGGGCTTCAAGTTCGTCGCGGCTGAACTTGCGCGTCTTCTTGGATTCAATCAAAAGTTCCTCGGCGGTGCCTTCTCCGTGCTGCCTGTCGAGGTGTTGGGAAAACAGAAACTGCTCCCCGCTTCGGAAGCCGTTACACCGCTTGCACTGGAACTGCACGTTCTTCTCGTCCCATCGTGTGGACATGCACGCCCGGCTCATGAAGTGCCCAGCGTCTACCTCGGTCCAATGTCGGACCGCTCCGCAAGTGTAGCACTCTCCCATACCTCGGTGATCACTCGCCCTCAGGCGGATGTATTGGCTGAACACCGTGTCCACCTTCTTCACCATCGCGCTCCGGTTTGGAGTTCGGGTACGGGATGTGTTCCCACCGCCCGTTCTTGACCGGGACTCGCTTGATGTCTGCGCCCTTTTGGAGTTCTTTGCTTTCCGCTTCACGACGTTTCTTGTAGTTCTTATACAAGGCGTCTAGTTGGTCGTCGCTGAGGCGATCAGGTGCGTGCTTCTTCAGCTCGTTCCAGTTGCCTTCTCTGACGGCGGCTCGTTCGCCTTCGTACTGCCTGAATATATCAACTAACTCGGGAAGTTTCAAACGCTCATATCCGGGCCTGTATTCGCCAGTCTTGAGGCGGTGCATGATGACCGCCCATTCTTCGAGCTTCATGGCCGGGAAGGTGTCCCGTAGATGGTGGACCGCATCCAAGATGTCTCGGTCGGCGGTGATGCCTTTGTTGTAGTCGAGGTACTGGAGCGTCTCCTTCAGGAGGATGATGAGGGTGGCTTCCGTCTTTGCTGGGGCCTCTCGGTACGCGACGAGTACGTTTGTGCCTTCACGCCATGCCCTCTCCGGACTCATTCGCGAGGCGTCGGAGATGCTCTGCAATGAGCGAGCCGTCCGAAGGGCCAAATCTTTTGGTGTCATTCTTTTTGAATTGGGTTGATCGTCTTATCCAACCGCGCGCGGCGGCCTTCCAGTCTTTGATGGGTTTGTTTCGTCCTTGTGTCCATCCGTTGGCTTCGTAGTAGTCAAAGAACGCGAGGGCCTCTGACTCTTCCGCACCAACCTCCTTGAAAGATTCCAAAACTTCATCCAAATCCCTCGGGCGTGCCCCTCTCTTTTTAGATGTGTTTTTATCTGTTCTCTCTATTGTATTAGTAGAGGTACTATTCTTTCCTTCTGCCCGTAAATTTTTTTCCTGCTGCCCGAAAGATTCTTTCCGGCTGCCCGTAAAAATTTTACGGTCTGCCTGCACGGTTAGGTGCCTCACACGTCCGTCGAAGGTTGCCTCGATGAATCCCAAAGACTCCAAATTCTTGATCGCTTTGGAGATGGTGGGACGGCTTACGCCGTACTCTGATTGGATAGTATCGTTTGACTTGTGAAAGGTTCGGTCATTGCCGGAGAATGAATCTATCTCGGCATACAACGCCTTCTCCACGAGGGTCAATCTTGCGTCCAACCATATCTCGGAAGGTATCCAGACGCCTTTAAAGTTTCGCTCCATCTTCAAACAGGTTTATGGCCTTAAATATCTGCAAGGCGACTTGAGGAACAATGGCGTTGCCATACGCTTTTATGCTTTCTCGTCTCCACTTTGAAAAGGTGATGTTGTCCAGTTCTTTGGGAAGCCCATCATCTCCTCCACAAATAGGGGGGACAGTTGGGAACGTGTTCCAAGTTGTCCGTTGACTACGCTCGGTAGGTCGCTGTCTCCCTTCCAATTCTCCGTCGGCCATCGGTTCTGATGGTCGCTTGCTACCGGTGTCGGAAGCATTCCTAATTTCGCCCATTGTTGCGGGCTGCTTTGGATTTGTTTGCCCGTTTTTTTGTCGTACAATTTTTGTCCGCGTAATTCTACATTTTCCGCTTTCATCCCTTGTGAACAATTTGCTTGAGGTGTCGGAAGCAAGCCCGCCACTTGAGTCGCAAGATTGGGCACGGTCGTGCCGTTGTCGTACTTCTCCATCCTTTCCTTGAACTTGTCCATGTCCATGTCCATGACCTCCTCCCTTGTTGTCGGCGTAAGCAACAAACCAGACTCGATCTCTTCGGTGGGGAGCACCGACGCCGCAAGCTGGAAGTATGAACGGTTGTACGGCGTACCCTTGAGCTTCCAAGTCAGAGCACACCTCCTCGAAGACCAACCCTCCATTCCAACCAACAAGGCCGCGAACGTTCTCGCCCACGACGTAGCGCGGGGCGCATTCTCGAATAACGCGCAGCATCTCCGGCCACAAGTGGCGCTCGTCCTCCTTTCCCTTTCGCTTTCCGGCGAGAGAGTAGGGTTGGCAGGGGAACCCTCCTGTGAGTATATCAATTCGTCCAGCGTAAGTTGTCGCGTCGAGTTCTTTGATGTCTCCATAT